AACTGTATAAAACCAATGCTGGTGGCACGTCCTAAGTCCCGATCTAAGGTTCTTGCATCCCAAAATGAAAATAGGTCAGCTGCATTCGCTCTAGACGAAGATGGATGTGTTGAAGATGATGCAGGAGGTGATGGTGACGGTAGTCTCTTGGGATCTGGTGATGAAGACAATACTGATGCTAAGAAGACAGTTGTCCGCAAGGTTAAGCGTGTTGTTTCGACAAAGCCTTAAATTACAAATAATTTTATCTTATACTGAATATAGTATAAGATAAACAATATTATCTCAATGAGGATTTCCTAATTTAGCTATTCCTTCCCGATCTGTGTACCATATATGGCCATTATTACACATCTTATCACTGTAACCACATTGACAAGTTCTTATGGCTATTTGATCACATTTTGGACATCTATCTTCAGGTAAATCATTAATTTTTGCATATTGTTTTCCGGAAGTTATAGTTCCCGAATCTTCTTGTCTTTTTTGACCTTCTGTAAAGGTTTTATACACACCATGACGAGAAATATAATTATGTTCAGATGGGTGTTCATACCCATCTATTTTTTCTGGTCTAGGTACATGTGACATTTAACATTATAAATTTATTACTTTTAAATTAATGAGTTTATTTCTAAATTTATTACTGTTACAAATTCAGTAATAAATTCACTTACTAACGGCTTTTGCATACTTATCCCCTAAGTAGATAAATGCATCTACCCAATTCCATATAACTTGTTTATCCTCGTAATCAAGACGTTCTGATCTCCATAACTTCTTAAAATGTAATATTTTGTCTTTTCCTAATGAATCAAAAATATTGTGTTCCAAAAAGAAGACTTCATTTCGTTCCTTTGCCATCTTTCTCAATTCTTGATCATTTGTATTTATCTTATGATTAAAAATATTCATAACATTTTGAATAGATATTTGATTTGTTAGAAACAATCGGACAACTACTAAATCACCCTCAAGTGGAAATTGTCCTATCAGCTCATCAAAAAAAGAAATAAGCTGTGTTTTAAACTCTGATAGAATCTCGGTCTCAGACATTTTTTATTAGGATTTTTTTCTTTAAGCAAGACAACCAATACAGCTAAAGTTTTGCTTACTGTATTGTGATGCTGTCACGATAGCATGTATCTGGTCACCCTCTACTATTTTCTTACTTCCGTTTGAATATGTACGTGAAGCATCATCATATTTATATCCATTTATACAAGCAGATGGGATTAATATTTTTTGCTTATCAGATATTTGTGCAAAAATACCATCTTTATATAACATACACACTTTACCAGAAAGTTTATCTCCAGCCTTTGGTTTTAAAGTCTGTGCTTCAAATTTTACTGTAAAAATAGTATCTTCGTTCTTTAGAACCTCCAAAATATGACTAATAGACAGAATATGTCCATATTCTTTTGTACACTCGCCAACTGATAATTCTCTACACTTCAGTAAAAGATGGTCCATTATATTCTCGTCCAAAAATTTAGGATCTAAATAGACTCTTCTGGTTATGACAGCACACATTTTTTTTTATATAGTTGTATTCAAAGAAAAAATCAATTTCTCTTTCTTTCGAAAAATAAGAAAATAAAAAAAACAAAAAGAAATACACATACATATACAGACTTTATTATCAATATCGAAATCCAATTGACAGAACTATTTTGTTTTTTATCTAATTCTGCTAATCTTATATTTTTATCAGGTGGTGTTAAAGATACATGTGGGTTAGTATAAACGGATTCTAAATATTTACAATTCTTATCACAGTCCACTTCGTTTGACGAGGTGCATGAGTTACGACAACACTCTAAAATAACATCTTTGTGTTCTAACAAGCAATCGACTTGATGAGAAACTTCCGGGTTTAAACATCCATTTTGTGTAGCGCAAATAACATATTCGTTATTTTTTCCAACATGTTTACTTATTAAAGAACATGTGTCTACACATAATTTTCTTTGATCTTCGCACATCTGAGAACACCTGTATTTTGACATTTCACTTGCAGAGTTTCTATTAGATTTGCAATAATCATAACAAAAATTTACAGGGCCCATGCATTGATTATTGCAACAAATAGCCGCATCTGTAACATCCGATTCTTTCCAGCTCATTGTATCTTCATCCCATTCTCCAGCACATGTTACAAACATAGATGATATTTCCATTTATTATAAGAAAAGATCATTTTTCTTACAAAAATGGTAGAATAATCTTCCAAAACAATTTTTATACATATATTATAATAAAATGGTGAACAAACTCCAAGACCATTATGAATGCCCGATAGACATCATTATCTTCAAATTCATAGACAAACATCTACATATTTTTTATAAACTAGGTTTAACACCAAATATGGTTACAACACTTAGTATTATTTTTGGATTACTTTCTGCGTTTCAAATCATTCAAAATAGACTCTGGTTAGCTGCCATTTTTTGGCTTATTGCTTACTATTTAGATTGCGTTGACGGTAAGCTTGCTCGAAAATATAATATGGTATCAAAATTTGGTGATCTATACGATCACATTGGAGATTTATTAAAGTTTGTCGCTGTTTTGACCGCACTTTTTTATAGTAATAAAAACGGAACATCTGTTAGACAATGGATTTATTTAACTATTATGCTATTCTTAGGAATACTACAAGTCATTCATATGGGATACCAAGAGTCTATTTATAACAAAAAAGACGAATCTCCTTATTTGAACGTTATCAGATCGCTTTTTGTGAATGATGAAAAAGCAAAAAACATTATACAATATACAAAACACTTTGGGTGTGGAACATGGTTTATTTGTTTTGCTATATTAATAATTTTATGGCGATAAAACATCTATTTGTTACCAAAATTAATTATAACACTTGTATATTACACTTGTGTTTTCTTATACTTTTTATTTGTAAAAGAATAGACAGGAACAGTAACACACTTTAGAGGATTTAGAATCGATTTATATACGTATATTGTCTTTGGTCGATCAATTACATTATTCGTAAAAAAATTATGCATGATAGATTGTATATTTACAATAGACACTTTAAATAAATTTTGAAATTTTCTAACTTATGACTACAAAAAATAAAATGAGCGTCATTATAAGTAAATTATCATCTTTGACAGATGAAGAGTTCAACGAATATATTCTATCTCAACCTCTTTCCTCTCTACACCAAGCTAAGCTATACGCGGATGATGTATATTACAATACAGGAAAATCTTCTGGCTTAAATGATTGGAGATACGATAGTTTAAAGGAAACCTTAAAAAGTAGAGATCCACATTATCTCATTCCAACAGGTACTCGTATTAGAGATCACGAAAACAGAGCCGAACTTCCTGTTTGGTTGGGTAGTATGAACAAATTCAAACCCGAAGATGATAAAGCTATTATAAAATGGATTGCTTCTAATAAAGCAACTGAATATATTATTGAAGACAAACTAGATGGTATCTCGTGCCTTTTGATTGTAAAAAACGGTAATATAAAAATTTACACAAGAGGTGATGGAGTTGTTGGTGCTGATATTTCTTATTTGGTAGAGCACTTAAAAAATATACCAAAAAAGATAAAAGAAAATGTAATCGTGAGAGGTGAACTCATAATGAAAAATGAACTTTTTAAGAAAAGATATAGTAATGAATACGCAAATCCAAGAAATATGGTTTCTGGTCTTATTGGGTCAAAAACAATGAAAGAGGGTGTTAAATATATTGAATTTATAGCGTACGAAATGATTAACCCTGGAAAAGCAAATAAACCATCTGAACAATTAGAATATCTTGAACAAATTGGTTTTACAACTGTATGGAGAGAAATAGTAGAAAATGTTAATGTAGAAAGTTTGATGGAAACTATTATTAGGTCAAAAGAAATATCAAAATATGAGATAGATGGTATTATAGTACAGCCTAACTCTTCATATCAAAGAAATACAAGTGGAAATCCACAATATGCATTTGCTTTCAAGATGAGATTATCAGATAATTTGATTCGTGCAAAAGTACTAGGAGTTCAATGGAATGTAAGTAAATGGGGTCTTTTAAAGCCTAGAGTTGAAATTGAACCTGTACAATTAGGAGGAGTAACAATATCGTGGGCATCAGGCTTTAATGCAAAGTTCATAGCAGAGAAAATAATTGGACCTGATGCTGAAATTGAAATAACTCGTTCAGGTGACGTGATTCCTTACATAGTCAGTGTTGTGAAAAAGGCAAAAGAAGCTGATATGCCCAAAATATCTTACATATGGAATGAGACAGGAGTCGATATTCAAACAACTGAGTATCAAGATGAAATGAATGTAAAAAGAATTTCAAGTTTTTTCTCTGATATTGGAATAAAGTATTTAGGTGAAAAGAACGTACAAAAAATATATGAATCTGGGCATGATACATTATTAAAAATTATAATGGCTTCAAAGGATGATTTTCAGAAAGTTCCAGGTTTTGGAGATAAAATGGCTGAACGTTCTTGGAATAACATACATAATGGGTTAAAAGATTTGTCTATACCTTTGGCACTTGGAGCGTCAGGAGTATTTGGAATTGGATTAGGTACTAAAAAGATAACAACATTGATGACTGATTTTCCGGAACTATTAAAAGCAAGTGAAACTATGAAAAATGAAGATATACTTGAAAGGATAATTAAAGTAGAAGGTTTTTCTCATATTACAGCTAAAAAAGTTGTAGATAATCTTGAACAAGCAAAACAATTTATACTTGATATGAGGCAATATGCTACTTTTAACGAGGTGAGCGTTCCACAAAATCAAGGAGGCTGTCTACGTGACATGAAGATCGTTTTATCAGGTTTTAGAGATAAGAAATTGGAGGATGCAATTGTCGAGAGAGGTGGAAAGGTGACAACTACTGTTTCTAAACAGACTTCTATATTAGTAGTTGCATCTATTGACGCAGAACCTTCTGGAAAAGCAGCAAAAGCAAAAGAATTCGGTATTGAGATTGTACAACTCAAAGATTTTGTCAATAGATTCATTCATTAAAAATATTTTCAATTTATCTTCATATTATATAATATGAAGATTATGACATACTACTTAGTTTAAAGTTGTTCTTATCATGTACCATTTACCATATCTGTACTCAAGAGATCCTCGACATAATGGACAAGAAACGCGTCGAGAACATAATTCAATAGTACACTCTGTACAAGTTACGTGTGAAGTATGGCAAGGCCACATCAGAACCTCTTTTTCTTGTAGGCACACTACACATTCTTCCTCCTTATCAGCGTATAATAAAACTGAAGGGACGACAAGTTGGGCAATTGTTTCTGTTACAGACTCTGGCTTTATGATGTCAACCATAAATTCTCTCAATACTTTAATATTTGGTCTCCAGTTGCATTCACTAATAATATCAGATCGTGTTTTGTTATTTGTTAATTTGCCTTGATTAAAGTTATAATCACCATATCTAGCATTACCTCTGTGACAAACAATCTTGATATTCGATATTAAATCATAAAGCTGAGGTGCAACACAATCAACATATTCAAAAATATTAGGCGTCTGGCAGTATTGTCGTTGAAATAAGTTGTCCAGAAACTTATATGTAGACAATCTTTCCCGACATTCGAGAGTATATCGAATGTAATATCCAAATCCTTCATCTACTATTCCATCACTATCATGTTCTTTCAGTGATTCTAAACGCCATTCAATTGCTCTCTTTGATCCCTTTGTTAGTATTTCCGGAGTTGCTGGAGCAATAA